GCTTCCTCAACTTCTTCATACTCTAATACTTCATCAGTCATTAGGTACGCCTGTAATGATTTTCATCACCATAGGAGAGTCTGCATCGCCACTCATCTCTATTGCCTTCAAGTCAGGTAAGACTTTGTCTAATAAAGTTTTTCCGATATTAACTTGTATTGCTGTTAGCTCAATATCACCATCATAGGCTTTCATTAATCTATTGATGATTGCCGAGGCTTGAATCTTACTTCTTACATCGTCTTGATGTCTACGACCCATAGGTCTACCAGCTAGTTTTTTGTCTTCCATTGTCTTGTGACTCCTTATAGGTTGGTCACCCTGTTGTTAAAATTAGTTTACCAGTTATGTATTGCGTTGATAATAAGAGTGAGGTTAGCTATTACAGCTAACAGTATTATTGCCCAATGGTCGTTCATTAAAATTGTCTACGATAAAATAATTCTAATAGTTTACCAGTATCAATGCCACCTCTAGGGTTTAGTTCTTGAACATAACGATTTTTTTCATAATTAGCACCAATTGCATTCTTACCAAAGTTATATGCAACATCAGCACCAGTCAATCCAAATTCATCACCATATTTGTTAGAATAACCACCGGCAGTTAATCCAGCAGTTAAAGCATTATCCCCTACAGGGAATGAATAACCAGCTCTACCACCACCGTATATTGTATCTGTTCCACCTTGAGTCATTTTACCCATAGATGCTTGTAGCTGCATACGATTTAAAATTTCTTGTAGCTTATTAGGGTCTGTATCTAACAGGCTAGGCAAGTCAGGCAAATTATATTTATTGCCTTTTAATGTTGGTGCAAGATATGTAGCTAATCCAGCCATTACTTACCTTTGACTTTAGCAGCCTCAGATAGTGCAATGGCGATTGCTTGTTTACGACTACGCACGACCTTGCCACCTTTGCCAGAGTGAAGCTCTTTGTCTTTCCACTCGCCCATAACCTTGCCAATCTTTTCTGCTGCTTTATCTAATCGCATAATTAATCCTCGGTTTCAAAGTCTTTACGTTCCCATACAGAGCATAGACGGGAGTTATGGCAAATCAAATCTAGCTTATGACACCAACCACGTTGAGCTTGACCATCATACAGGTCGTACTTGTTTAGTGGGATGGCTTCCATAGCCTCAAACATTTCGGGAGTGTTGTCGTAGTATTCGCAGTTACCGCATCGTTGACGTTTGGCTTCTGCTGGTGTGATTCGGAACATCTTAGCCATCTTTGCCCAGTACTCGGTATTAGGCAAACTTGGGTTCATTGCTCCTAGAGAATAGTTATCAATGGCATTCTTGGTGTTGTCAGCAATCTCTTTGGCTGTGCCAATAGTAGTTTTTGTGTCTAACAAACCTCTTGCCATAGTTATTCCCTTAAAAAGTAGGAGGTTCTCGCAACTGGACTACCTCGGAGTCCACCCTATCTCGTCAGAGGGGCTGTGATTGCTTTCTAGCGATGTACAGTCGCTGGAATAAAAGAGTAATGCAGACTCGCACTACTATAAATCGTTACGTGACTTTACCATACTAATCAATCGTGGTCAATATATCACTTTTAATGGTTTTAACTATGGTAACGTGTCTAAAAAAGAGCAGAATGTAAACACGTACACGCTAATGTGTACACTTAATCAACAGGAGATTTATCATGTGGACATCACCAGCAGCTACTGAAATGCGTTTTGGCTTTGAAGTTACTATGTACGTAATGAACAAATAGTATATAGATTGTATATACCCAGTTATGGAGTTACATTCTTCATAATGTCTTCATGGCTGGGTTCTTGAGAGTACTCAAACTCTATCAGCATCTCAATAAAATGCATCGCCTTCTTTAAATCCTCAAGACCGTTTTTATTCCTATGCCGACAAAGGTACTTGATTGCAGTAGCCTCTAGGTACGGAATGTTATTGTAATAGCAAAACTCTGCCGGCTGTATTGCAAAGCCCTTGTAGTGATTGCCACCGTGTTGGATGTCTAGTACGCTCATTACCAGTCACTCCCTGACATTGTTGAACCACTTACATGGTTTTTAGGTGATTTCATGTTAGCCCTATCTATTGCACGTTGAGTCATGTATAGATTGCTTAATTTCCTGTCATCAAAATTAATTACCCTAGCACCTTCTATCGTTGGTGTATTTTCGCTAACTTTAGTTTTGTATTTCTTAGGTGACACATACTCTAATGCATCCTCGTAGCTCATTAGCTTAGTAGTGACAAAGCTGTAGTACTTACGTGTTCCGGTGTCGGTAACAACAATGCTTTTCATAAAGCCTCTAGCCATTAAGCTCTTAATCGTGTTGGATGCAGTATTCTTATCGGCATCTAATTGTTGCTTCATGTCTGTTAGCGTTTTAGGTAATACGCAAAATTCTAGGTAGACGTTATATCTAGCAACCATCTCTTTTGCCAACCTGTCTAGCTTTGCTTCTTGTTTTGCATAGGATTCTGCTATTCTTTTCTCTCTGAATGCTTGCTCGGCTGCCTTGGCTTCTTCTTGTGTCTGATAATTACCAATGTGGATAATCTGGCATTCTGAATCCCTAGCTGTTACTACCCATGCATCTACTTTCTTACGAAAGACAATCATAATAAACCTTTCTCAATTAATCTTAACTGCGTTTCAATTACACCCTCTAGGTGCGATAATTTTAATTCGTCTTTAGTATGGTTAGTTCTTACCCTACCATCTATAGCATCGTGGCATCCAGAGCAACAATACGCACCGTGCAGGTCGTTTACTTTCTGACCAGTACCATGTTTAAACCTAATACCATTTAAATGCGCCAAAACGGTTGTTTCCGGATTGCCATTGCAGTAGCCAATAATTCTGACCGTGCAGTTCTCGCCTTTAGCTGATTGTGTGATTTTACTCATTGAATACAAACCCTACAGTTCCAGCCCATATCTCAACATGACGCTGATAGTCTGCCATCTCTGCGGTAGATAGTTTAGTCGTACTCTTAATGACTTCAATTGTTTCGCCATTGACTACAGACTGACTGCGTAGGAACTTCCAACCCATCAGCTCATGTATTTTGTCTGGTGACTCGCCAATATACTCGCCAAGCGCACCATATAGCTTCCATAAGCGTGAGTTTTGTTCTAGGTTACGTGTGTGTGACTTTATTGTTACGTTAGCAACATAACCCTGTGATAAATCTAGTGCCTTAATCTTTTCAAACAAGTAAGGCAAATTGCTTGTACTGATATTAAAATTCTTAACTTCCATTTTTAAACATATCCTTTATTTTTTGTCTTGACTCCGTAGAAGTCGTGACTTTCACCGTTTCAATTTTTTCTGACTTAATTTCACCAGTAAATACTCTTACACCATCAGTTGCACGAAACTTACCTGTGAAGCCGGCAGCTTTCATACGCTTAATCCATTCGTTACATGAAACTTCAGTCACTAAACACAGCCTTTACTAAAATGTCCATGTAAGCAGGAATCGTAAACTTGCCAGACTCGTACTTAGCAATGCTATCCCTAGTCTTAAACAACTTAGTGCCAAACTCTTTCTGTGATAAGCCTGTTTTACTACGTAGTTCTTTTAACTCTGTGTGTGTCATTAATAACCCTTTCTGTCGTTGATAGAATTATTATATATCACGCTGTATAAAATATGCAATGATTACTTGGCTTTTCTTTTGGCTTGTTCAACCGTATCAAAGTACCCTAAGTTTTTATTGCGATGACTAAGACCGTACTTAACTCCTGTAGGTGAAAAGTATTTAGCAATAGTCCATGCGCCAGAGCTAATGTGGTACTTGTCCTGCTCAATCCACTTCATGCGTATTTCTCTTTTAATTTAAGAACAGCATCGTGCAATGTAATGCGTGAGTTTGGTTCGTGCCATTGTTTTTTCCATCTGTATTTAGATACAAGCGAATTGCCTAGGTCAATCTCGTCATGGTCTACGTGAGATGTTAAAAATACAAACGACTGTTTTCCTGTTTCGTAACACATATCGCAAAGACGTTCTAAAGCAAGCTGCTGACCAAATGGCATTTGTGCATCTAAGTATTTTGTTTCAATAAATATGTATAGCTTATTGTTAAACTCCATAAACGCATCTAAATCCATTGGAGTTATCTTTCCAAATGTCATGTTGTCAAAATTGACAATGCTTCTCATATGTTCACGATTGCGTATCATAATGTTCTCCTAAAACTTCTCTTGCAGCCATAACTGAAGTTTCTGGAAAGTTCTGTGGATTCTTTAAAATTCGTTTAGCCCATGCATGGTAGTCTGTTTTTGGTTTTAATCGCTCATGTACATATAAAGCCAGCTTATCAGCATGAGCTTTATTGCTTTCATGGTCTACTGGTGCAGGTAGCGCCTTAAAGTCTTGTATATTACTTGTAACGCAATGCTTTAAAAACTCATCGCAATTAGGTGCGTATTGGTATTTAGCTTCTAATCCAGCTTTAATACGCTCTGCACTAATTCCTGCAAGTTCTGATGACCAAGTAGCCTTTGCGTTTGCTATACCTACGTCTTCACCAGCTTCGTTCACTTGACCTATCTTAAACTTATCAAAAAAGTTATTACCAAAACGACCATGCAATCGCATAAAAATACGTTCAACCCATTCAGCCGGCAAATTAAAAGTCTGCATGATTATCTCCAACTAATTTTATGTGAGCAGTTTGTTCTGCAATGTACTGTGGTTTAAATACAGATAGAGCTGCATTTAATGTTGATGCTTGCTTATCCTGTTTTAACCACGATGCCTCAAATCCTGTCCAACCTCTTTCACAGCAAATAGTAATTGCCTTATCAGGTGTAATACCAGCTAATGCTGCTTGCTTACATATTGCATTAAACATACGCTCAGTAAATGGTGCAGCTCTTTTACTTTTTCTGATAGCTTGATACTCAGTAAATAATTCCGTAGGAATTGGTGGTATGTATTTGTTTAATGGTTTATGTTTAGTGGTTATTGTTTCTTGTTTAGCATTAGCCTTTGGTACACCCCCTGATAGCCCCCCTATGACCTCGCTATCACCATCCTTTGACCACCTCTTAGCAGCCCCACGTTTACCAGCTTCACTAAATGCTTGGTATTGTTCAATTTCTTTATTAGCACGATGATTTATCCATCCATCATCAGTCAGAATAAAAAACTCCGTCAATACGCTTTCAACGTCAGATAAATACTCTTTGTTTAAGCAAAGTAGTCTAGTAATTTTTATTAAATCATTTTGTATTGGTTGCTCATGTAGGTAATAAAAGTCTAATAACCTGCGGTAGCAAATATCCTCGGTAGGCGATAAATGCTTTGTGTGGCTCTGATAGTCACCAATGTTAAATTGGTAGTAATGCATTTGGTTTCTCCAAAAAAAAACCTTAGACAACACTCTCATCTTTTTTAGGGATGTTGACGGACTGGTGGGTACCAGCAGAGTGTTGACTAAGGCTTACCCAATGTTCACCGTCAAGTGATAGTGCTACTGTAAACTAACTTTTACTTTCTTGCAAGTAATTTGTGATTGCAGTTTTAGCTTCATCAAATCCGTAGCAGACAACAGCTAGGTAGTTCATTGAACTAGCTGCTGCCATAAATTCTTTTTGCTTATCAGATACGCTGCCGGTCTTTGCCTTCATCTCAATAAACATTCCGTGATACTTACTATTAGGAATCATTAAGAATAAATCGCTGACTCCGGCAAGCACTCCCTCTGCCTTTAAATTGACTGCCGTGACTATGTGCCTAGACCCACCGTTAGGAATCGCCCATAAGTGATACTTGTATTGCTTGTATTGCATTTTGAACCATGTAATTAACATGACCTGTTCTTGGTGTTCTGATATTTTCATAATTATTTTCAATAAATGTATAAATAATGCTTGCATTGCTAATTATTGTATGCCATTATTACACATCGCAGCAAATTATGCGATTAACTTAATAGCAACTGTGGAGATAAAAATGACAACATTAAATATTTTAGAAGAAAACATTTGGGCTGCATATAAAAACCATAAATTTTGGTGTCAGCGTCATTCTGAATATCCAATGGATAGAAATTCATTCTTTGGTGATTATGAAATTAAAGCATTAGATTTGCATAATAAAGGTTTAGATATTTCTGACCAATCATTGTTAGACCCACTTCATGGTTACAATGGTGAAATTGATTATGAATACATGAAAAAAAGTGGTTACAATGTATAAATAATACTTGCATTATTAATTTAGATGTGAGAATATTACACATCGCAGCAACAAAGCGATTAACTTAATAGAAACGGTAAGGAGAAATATAATGGACTATAACGCAGATTGGTATCCTGGTTGTACACTTGACCCAGACTGGCAAGACCGTGGCAATCATAATGACAATACAGAAGAACGTATTTATGACCACATCACAGATACATTTCAATCATCAGCAAACGATGTATTTTCAATCGTACTAGACTACGCTGACCAAGAAGCTATTGCACAGACTCTCAAAGCAATGGTTATTGCATACGACAATTCCTTAAACGCAGGTAGAAAAGTAGACCGTGAGCAAAGCGCACAAGATTTCGTTGTGTTTGCCAAGTCGTTTGCTAACGTATGTATGTCTGCTATTCAAAGCGAGGCTGAAAAAAATGCTTGATTACAAAAACCACAAACCTAAGACAGACCTTACACCAGTTATAGAAGGCATTTGCTTTGTTGGTGCAATGTTATTGTTAGCGTTTTTTTATTTATTGATTGGAGCATAAGATGTCAGTTATTGGTGAAGTAGAATATAAACAGCATATCGCTGACTTACAAGCACAGTTTACAGAATTTCTGTATGACAATTACAGTATAGGCAATGGTGAACAGCTTATTCACATACTTGAGCAGGGTGATGCACTTGAGGCTTTCTTAGACCTTAAAGGCTTACCAGAAGACACAGAGATTGAAATTTAAGGAGAATGATATGTCAGTTTACAAAAAATTAAACAATGCACGACTAGAGTTACAAAACACTAAACTAAGCAAGTCCGGTCACAACAAGTTTGCTGGCTACAAATACTTTGAGCTTGGTGACTTCTTGCCAACCATCAATAACATATTTAGCAATGCTGGCTTGTGTGGTGTGGTTAGCTTTACGTCAGACCTAGCAACATTAACTATCACAGACGTTGATGATGGCTCACAGATAGTTATCACCAGCCCTATGGGTAGCGCAGCGTTAAAGGGCTGCCATGAGGTGCAAAACGTAGGTGCGGTAGAAACCTATCAGCGCAGGTACTTGTGGGTCACGGCAATGGAGATTGTGGAGCATGATGCACTTGATGCTACTACTGGAGCAGACAACACAGCAAAAAAGCCAGCAATACCAGAGCTTAAGTCACCAGAGTACACTAAAGAAGAGATGGACATCCTGCATTCACTAGCTGAAGGCTTTACTGCATTCGTTGCTGACAACAATCATGCTGAAGCTAAAGTAACATGGGATGCACTTGATAATGAGCAGAAGTCTGTAATGTGGGGATTGTTAGATAGCAAAACTAGGTCATCATACAAAAAATATTCTAGTTCAAACAAATAGGAGATAGACATGAACAAAATTTTAATTGCTTTAGCATTATTAGTAGTATCAGCAACAGCGTACGCAGCCTGTACAACTCAAACATATACATCTGGTGGCAAGATGGTAATGTGTACTACTTGCTGTGACAGTCTTGGCAACTGCAATACGAATTGCTTTTAAGGTGGATAACATGATTATTAAGTCACTATATGGCTTAACACCACCCAGCCAAAAAGAGGTGGCAGACCGTGATGCTAAAATAGCTTTGGCTATAAAGAATATGGGTCACAAATATTTACTTTCAAAACCAATGCCGAGGATTAGATGATGCGGACTCACTTATCAACTACTTATAATCTTGCTGTATTACACGCTAAAAAAGATGGATTAGCAACCTTAAATATGTTGCAAGAATTATTAAATGGAAATCGCAAAGAAAGAAGAATAGCAGCAAAACTTAAACGACTTAATAGGATTAAATAATGAAAAAAGAAACAATTGAATTTTTAGATAAGTGTGCTTTAGTAGCTTATCCGTTAGCTTACAAAGAATGGAAGACATGGTATTTGAGTGCGGATAACCCAGACAAAACTTCTGATGTTTTTGAAGCTAGTGCAGCAGATGACTATAGAGATTTAATAGCTTGTTCAGCATATGAAATGGCTCAAGCTATGATAATGCAACGAGCAAGAACAATTAAAGAATTGCAAGATTTACATACCAACATCAACTAAAGGAACTAAAATGAATTTATTAGCAGCAACAGGTCGCTTAGGACAAGATGCAAAATTAAGTTACACAGCAAATCAAGATGCAATCTGCAACTTTTCGCTATCATTAACTGCCGGTTATGGCGATAAAGCCACGACCACATGGTTGAACTGCAACTTATGGGGAAAACGTGCAGAAATACTTGCGCCAATGCTTCTAAAAGGCACACAGATAGGTGTTACAGGTGAGATTAGCCAAAGGCAATACAAAGCCAAGGATGGCACAGAAAAATCAAGCCTAGAGTGCCGTGTGAATGACGTAACTTTGCTAGGTGGCAAATCTGAAGGTGGTGCAGCTAAACCAGCAGCAAAGGCTGACCCAATGGAAGAAGTAGAGAGTGACATACCTTTTAATTAGAATCATGCTATAATGGACTTGTACTTTTACACAAGGATAAGTCATGCATGATTCTAAAATATGTTTTAAGTGTAATGTTGAGAAGCCTCTGTCAGAATTTTATAAACATAAAGGAATGGCAGACGGCTATCTTAACAAATGTAAAGAATGTAATAAAAAAGATGTTCGTGAAAATAGAATTGTTAATATTAATTATTATATTGAATATGATAAACAAAGGGCAAATAACCCAAATAGAATAGAAGCAAGAACTAATTATCAGAAAACTGAAGCTGGTAAATTAGCAATGGCTAAATCAAGAAAAAAATGGCAAGAATCTAATTTAATTAAACGTGCTGCAACGCAAATGGTAAATAATGCAGTAAGGGATAAAAGATTAGAAAAAAAATATAATTGTGAAATTTGCAATGTATATAACGTAAGAATTCATGGTCATCACGATGATTATGCTTTCCCTTTATCAGTAAGATGGCTATGTCCACAATGTCACAGTAATTGGCATAAAGAAAACGGAAGTGCAAAAAACGGATAAGGTCGTGTTATGAAAGTTAAATGGCACGACCTTCTTTTGAAACCAATAAATTTATGGAGTTTACCTATGTCTAGCAACCCTGTAACTGGAGATAGCCTAGTAAGTAAGATTGGCAGCAAAGAACAAAAAGAAAAGTTTGATGAAGGCTTTGACCGTATCTTTCGTAAGAAGAAAGACCCAATTTGCAATGTGTGTGGCAAGACTTTAAGCACTACGAAAGAGTGTGCTTGGACTGGTTGCCAGCTTAACTGGGATGAAGACCGTATAGACAATATCTCCCAAAATGGGAACGATGGTCTGCACTATGATGATGTTTAACGTGAAGCGTTAAAAACATGACTAAAGCATTCTTTAAACGTGGCAAGCAAATAGCTAAATGGGCAGACAAACAAGGAGAAACTAATATGCCGTGCAATCAAAACTGCAATCAAAACTGCAATCAAGGCAGGTCGTGTGACTGCAAAAAAGACTCAAGTGGAGATAGAGCCGTAGTAATTATAAGCACTTTAATTTTAATAGCGGTTGTTTCTATGGGTTGGGGAGTATGGAAGCTTTTTAATGGAAGCAACGCGCAAGACTGTGCTGTAGAGGTACAATTTGGTGGTGGTGTTAAGGCAACTTACCTTGGCACTTCAATTTAATCTCTACTATATTGCAAAGTGGTTCAATAAAGTCGCTTTGGCGGATGTTTGAGTTTAATTTTATGCGTAAGTCTACACTTTTAGTTTAGTTTTGAACTAAAACCTGTTACTTATCGGCAACATAACTGACAGATTGTAAACCATAGGATACAGATATGAAAATAGAATTGATAGGTGACATTAAAGACCATCCAGACGGTAGCGGTATTGCGGAGCTGGACATAGACGAAGAAGGTAAGATGTACTTGATGCAGCTAGGCTTTGAAGTTTTGCTTATGCGAGGCATTGAGGCAATGAAAGAAAAGTATGCTGATATACCGACCTTATAAACTTCCTACTGGCAAACCTAACTTTGATGGTCGCATGAGGCGCTTTAAATCGTTTAGCAGTAAAAGTAGAGCATTAATTAATTACATTAAAAGAAGGCGAAAATGTACACGTTAGACTACATCTTGTGTTACAAAGAGGCTTTTATACTAGGTATTGTGGTAGGGTTAATTATATCTA